GCTTCCGCCGCTGCACACCCTGTGCACCCTTTCGGTCCCCAATTGAAGGAGTGACGGCTATGGCTCGTTACCGCATCGCGGCCCCATTTGGTCCCTGGCGCTTTTCAGTGCGAGGATCGACCAATGAGGGGGAGATGGGTACTCAAGTTAAGTACCCAGCCTACGTTCAGGATGTATTTGGTGGCCAAGCGGCTGCCTCATACACTGATCGTGGGTACATCTCCGAGATGTGGGACACGGTCGAGTCAAGACGGTCATCCAGGTCTTACCCGTTTCACAACTGTGTCCAGTACAAATATAGGAACAGTACCTTGACGAATAAGAGGAGTGTATACTTCCTCAATAATCCCGAGGTGCCGACCTATTATGCTACTGAACAGTCGCCGTGTTACAAGCTTATCGGAGGATACTGGGGGGGTTTGCCCTCCTCCTACGATATACCTGGCATGTTGACCGATCTCGCTTCAAAGCTCAACGGATGCATCTCTCACCAGACTCTTCTTCCGGTCTCTATTATAGAGCTCGGGAAGACTGTGAGGATGATCAAGAATCCGTTTGGTTTGCTCAAGACGGATTGGCGTAAGATTGCGGGTTCCTCACCCGCACGCACCTTATCAAGGCGCGCTGCCAATGTCTGGCTCGAGGGTAATTATGGGTGGGGTGCCTTCTATTCCGACCTGAAGTCCATTAGGGCTACGGGTCAGGATTTATTAGGTACTCCCAGCTCAAATCTCTCGGCCGCCATGAGCTCCAGATTCGGCGTCTCCCGACGCTACACGTCTGGTATGACAGAGTGGGGCTATAGTTATGGAGGTAATCCAGCTTGGTTTGCGCAGGATTACACCGGTGTCCCTTATACCAATAATGGACAAGCACGGTGTAGGCAGATCTCTGCCGAAGCATCCTGTACAATCGGCTGTTACCAAATTAACAATCTAGCCCAGAGGATGTCCAACACCCAACGCACCTTACGGGCTTGGGGGGCGGATTCCGGCTCTATTTTAGACGTCTTGTGGGAATTGACCCCATTCTCCTTTGTGGTCGACTGGTTTGTCGACATGAAGGGCCTGTGGTCACTCCCATATAACTTATGGCGTCTGAATTCTGCCGATGTGAGGGACCTTCACTATACCGTTAAACGAACGGCATATGGTGAAGTTCAAGCAGTGGTCGGCGCCTCGTATCCGTTAATGGATCCTTGGTGCAACCACCCCGATGCTAGTCCGACTTCACAGTCTGGCCAGCTCGGGACTGCCACTCCTAGTTTCACCGAATACAATCGGGTACTAGGTCTGCCCTCATTTCCAACACTCGTCAATGCCCTTAACGGGCAGGGACTTTCCGCTACCCGGACTCTTTCTGGCATCGCCCTTGGCATCCAGAAACTCTTGCGCTGATGCGCAAGGGAAACCACTTACCTCTTCCTATTAGAAAGGCAGGCACGTATGGCCTCCTCTTCTCTCACCCCAAAGTACGACAACACGAACTCTTACACCTTCGCGCTGGTTTCCACCGGCGTCGATGGTGCCACCCACAAGGTGGAGGGTCGTGATTTGGCACTTCCCTTCGAGGTCAACGTTCAGCGCAAGCTGACCGGTGGCTCCAAAACGGGAAATGACCATGTCGTCGTCCGGATGGCGCGTACCGAAAGGAACGCGACAACCGCGAAACTCGCGACCATGCAGGTCCTGGTGGACATCAGTATCCCGAAGGATACCTCGGTGATCACCCAAGCCGAACAGTTGAAACTGGTCGGCGCCGTCGCGTCGTTGCTCAACGACAACGCGGCATTACAGGCAACAACCGTTGCCCGTTCGGCCCTGATTAACGGTCGCGATATCTGATGAGACGCTCCACAAAAGTCTCCAGATGGTGGCTGATTATCTTAGGGCTTTTAGCCTTAAAGCTTCTCAGTCCATCATTGGACTTGGGAGCACTCATGACGTCGGTCGTTAAGGCTGTTGAAGCCTTACCGATCGTGAAAGAGGGGGGTCCCTGAGGGGACCTCTCTTCAAACTTGTGATAGAAGAGTTGCAATCCGTAACCTAGGAGGCTTCGCATGGAAACGTGCACTCAACTCTACGGAACCTTTCTAAGCTCCGTTATGTATGATGGTCTACGCACCTTTTCCCACCTTGGTGTTTTGTCTGATGGTTTCTATTCAGAAACCTACTCAGTGGCCACGTCCGATCTTGAGCATATCCGTGAGAAATGGATTACTCAGGGTCGTACCTGCGACGAGCTCAGAGATGAGATCTCGTGCGCAGCGATTTTCGGGAAATCGCTCGAAAGAGCGATTATCGAGAATCGTCCATTCATCTTCTACGATGAATGTAATAAGGCCAGGGGGTATAACCCCGGTAGCCTAGCACAGATCGCCTGTGAAATGCTGTTCAATCCCGAAGGCTTTCGCCGTAAGGATGTGGACAGCTACGTCCAGGCGTACTCCTATCGTTTTCTCCGACAGATTAGTCTCGCTTTCTCCAAAGTTGAGACTATTCAGCCGGCGACGGGAGATGAGGTCGAGGCGTTTGTTACGCGCGTTATGCGCAGCCCCGATCTGTATGCTATGTACGCAAACCCGTTAGTGGGTTTCCGTCAAGTCGTTACCATTGCGAGGATTCTCCTCCGTCGGGTACTCTTATCCGACGATGGTAGCGAGCTTGCTGCTACCTTGCACCAGTGGACTGAGGACCCCTATGGACTTCATGGTCCAGGGGCCGTTAGTGGTGGGGAAGTTGGCCGAGAGAAATGGGATCTCGAACTGCATCCGCGCATACCGGAAGGTATCGCAGATGGTCAGATCGACGCGCTATCGACGGTTTACCCGTCAGCCGGTGGGGAATTAACCTCACGATTGGCTTTGGTGCCCAAGGATATCAAGCGAAATCGCTTGATATGTATTGAGCCCAAAGAACTCATGTTTGCACAACAGGGCCTCATGAAGGCCCTTTGTACATTACTTGAGTCCCATCCTCTTACGCGCGACAGCATCTGTTTCCACGATCAGGATCAGCAATTCTGGCGAAGTCGCCAGGATCGCTTCTCCACGATTGATTTGGAGGATGCAAGTGACTTAGTGAGCATGAAGCTACTTAAGTTACTCCTTCCTAAGAAGGTCGCTGCGTTGTTGTTGCGCTTCCGTAGTTCAGCAATTGAACTACCGGATGGCCGTATTCTACGCGGTCATCAGACGGCATTCACGATGGGAAATGCATTATGCTTTCCCACCGAAACGCTCATCTTCTGGGCGTTAGCTACGGCTGCTTGCATTGCCGACGATCTCCGAGTCAATGAACTTGATTCGGTAGATGTAGTGGACTTTGACAAGCTCTCCGGCCGTTATCGATGCTATGTATTTGGCGACGATATCATCGCGCCAGTACATCGCTTCGAGGCAGTCATAGAAGCACTGCAACAGGCAGGTCTGGTGGTAAATCGTAAGAAGTCTTGCGGTCCTTGGACTCCTGTCCGAGAATCGTGTGGCTCCTACTGGTGGGGAAACCATGACGTTCGCATCGTCAGATTTACTACACATCTAGTAGACAATCATGATCATGCCTTTGCCGTTTGGCAATATTGCCAAACGTTCTCAGCCTACGGTTTTCCAAACGTGGCTGAAGCATTGCTCGATCTCGTCAAAGATGTGATCCCTAATTGCAAATTCGATCCGGAGTCCATCCGGTCGTGTTTGGGTAGTGGACACATGCGTTGGAATGCGAAACTCCAACGCTTAGAGGCTCGAGTTGTCGTGCCGAGAGGCGTCGACAGGCGTGAGAGACTTCCCGGTGACGTAAGCTTGTATGCTTATTTCACAGGTCAGGCTACACAAACCGTCTTGGCCGGTAGGACGCGACGTCCTGTTGCCAGGTGGGTTCCTCTTTCCGAGTTACCTCGGATTTAAAGGAACAGAGGGGTCGTAATCTTTACGATGGGCGGCAAGGGG